CTTCGGCGCGAATTTCTGTCGGGTTTTGAGAAACTGGAGGAAGCATGGGTTCCCGCGGTCCAGCCCCCGACCCCAGCAGCGCCCGCTCCAAGGCCGGACGCAACACGCGACACCGCAAGACGCCGTCCACGCCGGCCGCTGACCTGGCCCCGCCCGACTCCGTGACGAAGGTCCCGTCCGCGCTCGCCTTCTGGGACCGGAACGCCCCGATCCTCCAGGCCGACGGCCGCCTCCGGGCCGAGCAGCTCGACGCCTTCGCGATCCTCTGCCGCCTCCACGCCGACATCGAGCAGCTCGCCGACCAGGTCGCCGTCGAGGGGTGGATCACCGCCACCGACAAGGGCCAGGCGGCCTCCCCGGTGGCGAAGCTGTTGCGTGACTCACGGCGGGACTTCGTCACACTGGCCCGCGACTTCGGACTGACCGCCGCGGCGGCGGCCCGCATCCCGCAGGACCCACCTAGTGGCGAAGAAGAAGGCGACGAAGAGGACAAGGTCCTCGCGAGTCTCTCGATCCGGAACGGCTGACCCGAAGAAGCGGCCGGAATACCTCCCCGGCTATGAGTGGGACTCCGCGGCGGCCGAGGCTCCGGTCCGGTTCATCGAGACGCTCTGCCGGCATCCCGACGAGCGCGGCGGCGAGCCGGCGAGGATCGAGCTCGTCGAGTGGCAGAAGGAGCGGGTCCTCCGGCCGCTCTTCGGCTGGCGTCGCGCCGACGGCCGGCTCCGGTTCCGGCGGGCCGGAATCTTCGTGCCGAAGAAGAACCGGAAGTCGAGCCTGATGTCGCAGCTCGCCCAGTACATGGCGACCTGTCACGCCCCGGCCCAGGACGTGTTCCTCGCGGCGAACGACCGGCTACAAGCCCGCACCATGTACCGCATGGTCCGGCAGTCGGTCGAGGCGTCGCCGAAACTGTCGAAGCTGCTCGAGGTCGTCGACTCGCGGTCGATCATTCGGAATCGCGAGACCGGGAAAGAAATACGATGTCTTTCTTCTGACAGTTGGCGAAACGAAGGCCTGAACGGCTCGGTGATCCTGGACGAGATCCATAGCTTCCGCTCGCCCGACCTGGTCGACGCCCTCATCTACGCCACGCGCGGCACGGCGAACGGCCTCGTGATCTCGATCTCGACGGCGGGCTCCGACCGGAACGGCATCGGCTGGCGATGGTGGCAGGACTGCGAGCTCGTGATCAAGGACCCGAAGGCCAACCCTACATTCCTCGGTCTGATCTACGCCGCGGCCGAGGACGATGACTTCTCCGACCCGAAGGTCTGGCGGAAGGCCAACCCGTCGATGGGCGTCGCGTTCCCCGAGGACGAGTTTGCGGCCGACTACCAGGACGCGACAACCGACCCGCGGAAGATGTCGAAGTTTCTCCGCTACTCGCTGAACGTCTGGCAGGCCGGCGACTCTCGCTGGTTCGTCGGGCCGATCGACTGGTCGGCCTGCGGCTCCGGGCCGGCCGAGCCGACCGCCGGCCGGCCGTGCTGGGTCGGCGTCGACCTCGCGTCAAATCTCGACATGACGGCGGCCGCCTTCGTCTTCAAAGAACGCGACGGCAGCTACGCCGTCGAGTGGCGATACTGGGTCCCACGCGAGACCGTGGCCGACCGCGTCCGCGAAGGGATCCCCTACGATGCCTGGATCCGCGACGGCTGGGTGACGGTGACGGACGGCCACCGGCTCGACCACGAGGCGGTCGCCCGCGACATCGTGGCCTTCGGCGAGCGGCACGAGATCCGGGCCGTCGGCGTCGACCCGTGGCAGGCCGGGGCCCTGGAGACGCTGCTACAGCGCGAAGGGCTCGCAGTGAAGGACATCCCGCAGCGGACCGGCTACCTCAACGCGCCTTGCAAGCTCCTCGAGGCCCTCGTCGTCGAGAAGCGGCTCCGGCACGGCGGCAACCCGGTCGCGGCGTGGAACGCTAACAACGTCTGCGTCTACACGGACGCGACCGGCATGATCAAACCGGACAAGGCGAAGAGTACGGAGAAGATCGACGGCATCGCCGCGCTCGTAAACGCCCTGGCCCTGGCCTCGACCGACGAGGATGACGGCGCGGCCGGGAGCCTCGACGACTACCGGATCCGCGTCCTGTGATGCGTAGCCGCCGGTTCAAGGGGCCGCAGCCGAGCCGGACACTGGTTCGCTCCGGGAGCCGCCGTGCGCCCGGCCTCCGGATCCAACGACATGCCACGCGCCAAGGCCGCGACCAAGCGATCCACACGCCGGCCGGCGAGCCGGCGTCGGCCCAGCTTCGGCGGTGCCCACACGATCACGCTCCGCGGAAGCCTGACCGACCCCGGCCTCTGGGGCAACTCGTGGCAGGGCTCGATCGGGCCTGACACGGCGATCCGGGTGACGTCGATCCTCGGCGTCGTGCGATGGATTGCCCAGGCCGTGGCGGTGATGCCGGTCCACATCATGCGGCAGAACCCGGACGGCCGCCGCGTTCACGCCGATCTGCCGTGCGGCTACACGCTGCGGAAGCGGCCAAACCCATGGCAGTCGGCCTATGACTTCTACCAGCTCATCGCCTACTGGACGGCCCTCCACGGGAACGCCTTCGCCCGCGTGATGCCTGGCGAGCGCGGCTGGTGCTCCGAGCTGCGGCCACTCCACCCGACGCGCGTCAAGGTCCACCGGAACATCAACTACACGGTCTCCTACGAGTTCCTCGACGATAACCACACCTGGCGACCGCTCCGGCAGGAGGAGGTCTTTCACTGGCGGTGGCTCTCCGACAACGGCCTCGTCGGCATGGCCCCGCCGGAGCTCTGCTCGACCTCGATCTCGCTGGCCCGCAAGCTCGACACCGCGGCGACCGCGTTCTGGGACAACAGCGCGAGGCCCGACCTCGTCCTGGAGACGGACGAGAAGATTCCAGACGAGGCGGTGGACGCCCTGCGGAACGCCCTGTCCGAGGTCTACGGCGGCGCGGGCAACCGCGGGAAGGCGGCGGTCCTGCCGAAGAAGACCCGGTTGAAGCCGATCGAGTCGAACAGCATGGAGGCGAACCAGTTCCAGGAACTGCGGGACGCGATCCTCCCCGATGTCTGCCGCTGCTGGGGCGTCCCCTCGACGCTGCTCGGCGACGCTCGTATGGCCCGATGGTCCAACGTCGAGCAGGAGCATCTATCCGCTCAGGTGTGGTGCCTCCTCCCGTGGATGCGACGCATGGAGGGGCCGCTCGATATGGCCCTCCAGCCGGTCTACGGCGAGGAGGTCTACACCAAGTTCGACAACCGCGGCCTCCTCCGCGGCGACACGGCGAGCCGCGTGCAGCTCTATCAGTCGATGTTTAACATGGGGGCCTTGGCCCCCAACGAGCTCCGCGACCTCGAGGACTTCGACCTCCTCGACGATCCGGCCGCGAATCAGACCTACATGCAGCTCGGCTTCTCGACGCTCGCAGCCGCGGCCGCCCAGGCCGTGGCCGCAGGCGGCGAGCCGATGCCGGCCGCCGACGAGGCCGCGCCGGTCGAGCCGCAGCCGGTGGCAGACGCCGAGCCGATGGCTGGGGCTAGCAATCGGTGTGCTGGCGCTCGCAACTGCGGAATAGGCCCTGGCGGCTTCCAGGGCGGCAACACATGCGGCAAGGGCGGCGCTGGCGGTGGGGCGGGAGATGGTGGCGGTGGTGGTGGTGGTGGTGGCGGAGGCGGCGAGGGTGGCGGTGCCGGAGGCGCTGGGGCGGGTGCTGGCTCAGAAGGAGATTCGCAGCCGACCCCACAGCAAAAGCAGAGGAAAGAAAGGCTTCGCGACAGGATCGAGGGAACGCAAGCAGAGGCCGACCGGGAGGTCAAGAAGGCCGAGCAGAAGGTCTCGAAGCTGAAGAAGCAGCAGCAGGAAATCAAAAACAAGCTGGACGCGATGAAGTCGCAGTCAGCAGCGGCTGACAAAGCGCATGCAGACGGACTCGCAAAGGCGAGGGCGACAAAGGAGTCGAAGATCGCGGCAGCAAAAGCGAAGTACGAGGCAAAGATGAAGGAAATCGCCGCCAAGTACGGGAGGAACGCGTGAGCATCGACGAGCAGCTCGACGAGCAAGAGATGGATGTCGAAGAGGCGGAGCGGCTCCTTAAAGAGCTGAAGGAGGCCGTCGCTGAGTTGGACGAAGTCGAGAGAGAAACAGAACAGCTACTGGAGTCGATCTGACCATGGAATACGAGCGCCGCTACCTCTCACTCGCAGACATCGGCGACGACGCCCTCGGCCTCGAGGAGCGGGCCGACGGCCCCGTCCGGATTCGCGGCATCGCCCCGCCTTGGAATAGCTGGTCTCACGACCTGGGCGGGTTCCGGGAACGGTTCATGCCGGGGGCGTTCACGAAGTTTCTCGGCCGGACCCCGACCGACCCGCGAGGGAAGGCCGACGTGATCGCCGCCTGGAATCACGACGAGAGTCGGATCCTCGGACGCACCACGAACGGCACGCTCGAGCTCCGCGAGACCGAGCGCGGCCTGGAGTATTCGGCGACCCCGCCAGAGGGCACGGCCACGACGAACGAGGTCCTCGCCTACATCCGCGGGAAGTACATCTTCGGCTCGTCGTTCGCCTTCTCGACTTCTCCTGGCGGCGAGACGTTCGACACCGACCCCTCCGGCAAGATCACGCGGACGATCACCGAGGCGGCGCTCTATGACGTGTCCCCGGTGGCTCGTGCCGCCTACCCGTCCTCGACGCTCGGCCTGCGGTCGCTGGAGAAGTGGAAGGCCGAGAACCTCACGGCCACCGAGAACGCCCGCCTCGCCGAGGAGGCCGCCGACCTTCAGGCCGACCGGGTCCGCAGCCTCGCCGGCGCGAAAGCCGCCGCCGCGGCCGCCGTCGCGAGGATGCGAGCCCATGCCGGCTAGCTGTTCAAAGTGCGGCGGCCGCTGCCGCGTCGAGTCGAGCAAGCGGGCCGGCGACCGCCAGGTCCGCTACGTCGAGTGTCAGTGCTGCCGCGAGCGCCGCCGCCAGGTCGTGCCGGCCGATACCGTCTGGAGAAGGAAGCGATGATCGCCGAAGCCCCAGTCGCCGCCGCGTCGAGCGTGGCTGGCATGTTCGACAAGGTGCGGGCCTACATCGCCACAGCCCAGTCGGCCGCCGCCGACGGCCTGACGTGGGCCGAGTTCGGCGAGCTGCTCGTGGCCCTCGTGCGGCTGCTCGTTGAAAGCCTCGACGCGGTCTCCGTCCTGACCGGCCCGCAGAAAAAGGACATGGTCCTGGAGGCCGTCGGCCTGCTGTTCGACGCCGTGGCCGACCAGGCGGTCCCGGCCTACCTCTACCCGCTCTGGCTGCTCGCCAGGCCCGCCGTCCGGCAGCTCGTGGTGGCGCTCGCCGCCGGGGCCGTCGAGCAGATCCTCCCGCTCGTGAGGGCATGACATGAACTGGCTCGTCGTTCTCCTGGCGGCCGGGGCCGCCTACGCCCTCGCCGGCCCCCAGGTGCTCGAGCAGCTCCGGAAGGCCGCCGGCCTGGTCAACCTCCCGCAGCTCGAGCGGCGGCACATGATCGGCGCGGCCCTGCTGGCTGCGGCCGCCATCGCGTGGCAGTCGAGCAGCTCGTCGGCCCCGCAGCCGACCCCGGCCCCCGGCCCCGCCCCCGACGCCGAGCTCGTCCTCCGCGGGACGTTCGTCGGGCCGGACGCCTCGGTCGACGCGGCCACGATCTCCGCGATGTTCGACGAGCTCGCGGCCGAGGTCGAGTGGGATGCGATGCAAGTCGAGCCGCTGATCCGGACCGGCGTCGCGTTCGACGACCTCCGCGTCCGGGCCTTCGACCTCCGGCTTCGCGGCCAGTCGCTGGGCGAGCGATACCCGCGGGCCCGCTCTGCGATCAAGGACTACCTCGATCGAACCGCTGGCACGTCGGGCGGGCCGCTGACGCCGGCGCAGCGGTCGGCCTGGGTCTCCGCCTACCGCACAGTCGCGAGGGCCGCCGCCGATGCAGCGCGATAGACATCTCGTCCGGTGGCTCGTCTTCGCCGCGCTCCTGGGCGTGGCGGCCGTCGCGGTGGTCGAAGGCATCAGCCGCGGCCCGCAGCCGGTCGCCTGGCTCGGCGACGGCGACGAGAACTTCGGCTACACGCCAAACCCGGAAGGCGTCGAGCGGTTCCTCGAGGAGCTGCCCCAGCCGCTGTTCCGTGATGCCGGGGCCGAGGCGGTCCGCGAGGCGAAGGGCGTCGACACGTTCCTCTATCGGTCCGCGTACAAGGCTCACCAGGCCCTCTACGGCCGGCCGTGGGTGGTCGAGCGGCAGGGCATTGGGGACTGTGTCTCGTGGGGGTGGGCCCATGGAATTTTTGTGGCCCAGGCGATCGACTGGGAGACAGGCCGGCTCGCCAACCCGCCGCCGTTCCCGAGTACCGAAGCGATCTACGGCGGGTCGCGCGTCGAGGCCCGCGGCCGCTCCGGCGACGGCAGCTCGCCGGTAGGTGGCTGGAGCGACGGCAGCTACGGCGCGGCCGCCGCCCGATGGGTCCGCGACTGGGGCGTGATCTACCGCTCCGAGATCGGCGGCCACGACCTCCGCGTCTATTCCGCAGACCGGGCGAAGAAGTGGGGGGCCTACGGCAACGGCGGCCAGGGCGACGGCGGCAGGCTCGACCAGCTCGCGAAGAAACACCCGGCCCAGTATGTCGCGATGGTCACGACCTGGGCCGAGGCCGCGGCCGCGATCGAGTCGGGCTTCCCGATCCCTGTGGCGTCGATGCAGGGCTTCGCGAGCAAGCGAGACGCCAACGGCTACGCGGCCGCGTCCGGCCAATGGGCCCACCAGATGTGTTTTATTGCGGTTCGCTATGCAAAGAATTCAACGCCAGCCAACCCGACGCCGTCCGACGCCCTGCTCTGCCTTAATTCATGGGGTCCGGGCTGGATCTCTGGTCCGAAGTGGCCGGCCGACCAGCCGGACGGCTCGTTCTGGGTGACGCGGTCCACCGTCGAGCGGATGCTCGGCCAGAAGGACTCCTTCGCGGTCGGCTCCGTCGCCGGCTTCGGCTGGCGTGACCTCGACAACGGAGGCTTCCTGATGCCTGCGCCGCCGGAGACCCGCAAGCCTGTTTTCGTTCCAAGCGTCGCCAACCTTTTCGGGATCGCGCCATGAAGATCGACCGCCAGACCCTGCTCGTCCTCGCCGCCGTCTTCGCTCTGGGCTACTGGATCGCCGGCCAGCCCGACCAGGCACCGCCCCGCCCCGACCGGCCGGTCCTCACATGGATCGCCCGCGCGGCGAAGTCGCTCCTGTGGGTGGCGGTGTTCGCGGAGCCGGCCACGGCAGCGGCCGCCGACACCAGGACGGTCCAGCACGCGATCGGGGCCGACGGCTATCCGGTGGTCGATCACTCGCGGGGGCTCTGATCTATGCGGCTCTGGAACTGGCTGATCGCGTTCCTCGTCTGGCTGTCGGCCGACCCGGCCGCCATCGACCGCGAGTCCCCGCGGGCCGCGGCGTCAGTCTCCGCGGCGCGGGCGTCAATGCTGCTCGAGGTCGCCCCGCCGCCGGGCCCGACGCCGACGGCCTGCGACTGCGGCCAGACATGCGTCCGCGGGACGTGGAAGCCGGACGGCAGGATCCCGCAGGCCTGCAAGTGCGACTGTAAGCGCTGCGTCGCGGAGCGGGCGAAGGCCGCCCCGCCCTGCCCCGATGGACGCTGCCCAAACGTCCTACGGTAGTCCGTGACGATTCAAGGGGCCGGCGGTCGCCCATATCTTGCGGAAGGTTTTTCAATCACCGACCTCGCAAGGATGCGAAACATGCCCAGCGCCAAGCTCGCCCAGCTCCAGGACGAATCCGTCACCGTCGAGAAGGAGATCGCCGAGCTGCGTGCGATCGACTGCGGCACCGATGAGGCCCTGCGGGCCGACGTCGACTCCCGTCTGGCCGAGCGTGCCGCTCGGGCCGACGAGATCGCCAAGCTCTGCCAGCGTGAGCACGAGCTCGACGCGAAGGTGGCTGGTCTCCGCAGCGTCCGCAGCGACAGCGACTCGCGGCGCGTGGTCGAGGCGGCCCGCAAGGCCCCGGCGATCCACGTCCGGGCCGGCAGCGTGCAGGGCTTCGAGTCGGCCGACATCGCCGCCGTCGCCGGGCAGTTCCTCCGCGGCCTGGCCCGCGGCGAGGTCCGGGCGATGGGCGAGTACAACGCCGACCAGGGCCAGGAGCTGACCGCTCCGACCGAGCTCTACGGCTCGATCATCAACGTGATGACCCGGCAGTCAGTCGGTCTCCGCGTCGCGTCGGTGTTCAACACCATCGCAAAGAAGCTGACCCTCCCGAAGGTGTCGGAAGGCTCCGCGGCCTTCTACGCCGAGATGGGCGAGGTGACGCCGGCCGACCTCAACACGAGCGGCGTGGACGTGACCCTCTACGGTCTGCGGAAGGCGACCGCGGTGTCGAACGACCTCATCGAGGACTCGGTGGTCGACATCGCCTCGCTCTTCGCGACCAACACGGGGAACGCCTTCGCGTCGAAGGTCGACTACGCCTGGCTCCAGGGCGACGCGACCGCCGGCATCGACGGCCTCGTCGGCGAGGTGACGAACGAAGTGGCGGTGGCCTCGGCCAGCGCCACGACCGCCGCCAAGCTCGCGGACATGGTCGGCATGATCGACCCGCTCGCGTCGAACACCGCCTGGGTGGTCAGCCCGGCCGGGTTCGGGGCGCTGCTGGCGGCCCACGCCGGTACGTCGTCCGTGATGCTCTCCGACGCGATGGCCCCGACGGTCTACGGCCGTCCGGTCTACGTCACCAACGGCCTGCCGAGCGGGACGCTCGCCCTGTACGGCGACTTCTCCTTCGCAACGGCCGTCGCGGTGAAGGCCTCGGGCCTCCAGGTTCAGGCGCTCCGCGAGCTCCAGGCGATGAACGATCGGACGGTCTTCGTCGCGAAGCAGCGGGTCGGCATCGCCAACCACGCTCCGGAGTTCGTGGCGAAGCTCATCATCGACTGACCCTGACAACGCGACGCAACGGGCCGGGGGGCCGCATGGATGCAGCCCCCCGGCCTCTGCGTACCCGGAGGACGGCCATGCCAACCGAGCCGCAACCGCTCCGGCTGCTCCGGGCCTACCGGGGCTACAGCTCCGGCGAGGTGATCCGGGCGACGCCGGACCTGGCCCGCCATCTGGTCGAGTCCGGCGTGGCCTCGCCCGCCTCTCCAGACGCCCGCCCGCTCTTCGATGCCAGGCCCGCCGCCGAGCGGGCCGTCGCCTCCACGCCGATCGAGACCCGATAGGAGCCTGCCGTGCGACCAGACACGCTCGTCGTGACCGACACCGAGGACGGCGTGGAGCCGGTCTCCCTGCTCGAGGTGAAGGCACAGCTCGGCCTGATGCCAGAACAGACCGACTTCGACGCCCTGCTGGCCGGCCAGGTCGCGACCGCCCGCGAGTTCCTGGAGTCGAGGCTGGGCCGGTCGCTGGTCCTGAAGAAGTACCGGGCAAAGTGGAAGCGGCCGGCCGGGCCGAAGTTCGTCCTCCCGCGGCCGCCGCTGGTGGTCGACGAGGACCACGAGCTGCTCGTCACGGTGGACGGCGACGAGCTCGCCGGCACCGAGTACGAGGCCGAGGCCGACGCGATGCCGGCCTACATCCAGCTCGACGCGGCCCCGTCCGGCGAGGTCGTGATCGAATACTGGGCCGGCCCGACGGCGGCGCAACCGGTCTCCCGCAAGCTGAAGTCCGCGATCCTGCTCTACGTCGTGCATCTGTTCGAGAACCGCGGCGTCCTGGCGGCGAACAGTTCCGTCGAGCTGCCGCAGGCCTTCGAGGCCCTGCTGGCGTCAGAGTCGCACACCGGGGGCTGGTGACATGATCCCGGCAGGCCAGCTCACCGAGACCTTCGTCGCCGAGTCCCGGCCGGTCGCCGAGCGTGACGATCACGGCGGCCTCGTGGCCGGCCAGGAGTGGCCGGAGGTCCGCCGGTTCCACGGCAGCTACGAGGCCCAGAGCTACGTCGAGGCGGAGAACCGCGCCCAGGTCGGCGGCACGCTCCAGGCCCTCGTCCGCTGCCGCTGGTTCCCCGACATCGTCGGCGGGATGCGGCTCCGGTGGGCCAGCCGCGGCGACCGGCTGCTCTACGTCTCGGCCGTGGTCGAGCGGGCCGGCCGGACCGAGCTCGAGATCACCGTCGAGGAGCAAGTGGCATGATCTCCGTCCAGCTCGACAAGTCGTTCGACGACGAGATCGGCCAGTTCGTGCGGGCGTTCCAGACGCTCCCCAAGAACATCCGAAACAAGTACCTGAAGTCGGCTATGGCCCGCACGCTCCGGCCAGGCCGGTCGGTGCTGAAGCGATACACGCCGCCCGAGGGGATGAAGCGCGGCCGCCGGAAGAAGGGCGAGAAGCCCAGGTCGACGGGCCAGCTCCGGGCCGCTGTCGCTGTCAGGACGAAGGCGTCGAAGGACGCCGTGTTCGGAGTCCTCGGCTACAAGGCCGGAGCCCAGAGCCGGAAGGCAATCTGGCTTGAGTTCGGCACGACGAAGGGCATCGAGCCGCGCCGGATGGTCGAGCGGGCGATGGCCGAGTTCGGGCCGCAGGCCGCGGCGTCGCTCGCGAAGAGCATGGCGACCGCCTTCGAGAACGCCCTCAAGGACAAGATCCCGGCCGGCAAAGGAAAGTACAGAGGCAACTGATGCCAATTCCCGAGAAGTGGATCAAAGGCGCGATCGAGGAGGCCGTCGCCGACTGCCAGGCCTGGCCGGTGGCGATGACCGGCACGGGCGACCCGCCCTATGTCGTCTACGTCCGCGAGAACACGGCACGCGAGCTCGTCCTGGCCGACACGCTCGACGCCACGCCGGAGGCGAACCAGCTCCCGCCGGCTGCGACGTTCCGGCTCGACATCTACGCCGACAGCCACGTTCAGGCCTGGGAGATCGCCGAGGCTATCGGCGCGGCCCTGAATCGGTTCAAGGGGCCGGTGGGCGATCTCACAATCGAATCCTGCCTTCTGACCGACGAGCGGGACGGCGACGCCGTCCGTCTCGACAGCCGGGAGGATCCGACGTACATCGTCGAGCAGACCTACGCGATCTCCTGGGAGGAGTGACGACATGCCGCTTTCCGGACTCCCCTCCGGTGGCCCGACGATGCCGGCAGGCGCGACCCGCGTTTCGCTGAAGGAGATCGACGTCACGGCCTCGGCCGCCAAGGAAGACGTCACCGACCTCGCGAGCACCGAGCGGGAATATGCCGACCCTGTCCTGGTGGACGGGGCCGGCAACTCCGCTACGGCGACGTGCTCGGCGACGGGCCTCCTGAAGGGCTCCGCCCCGGAGCCGACGGACATCGCGACGACGACCGGCTGGATCTGCGAAGACACGGAAGAGGTCTACGAGGTCGGCAAATATGCGACCTGGTCGGCCAACTGGTCCTACTACCCGTCAGAGGAGGAGTGATCCGAGATGCCGCTGACATCCTCACAAGGCAACGCCTACGGGATCGCCGGGGCGACGAAGGTCACGATCAAGAAGACCCGGTCGACGAGCGACAACAAGCTCGACGCCTCGACGCTGTCGCTGGCTCACGGTGCCGACCGCGTCTACGAGGACGGGCTCACGGACAACGGCCCCGGCGGCGAGGGGATCACCGTCACCGTCGCCGTCGAGTTCCTGGGCGATACGGCCCCTGCCGTGGGGTCGACGAACACGTTCGGCGGTGTTGTCTGTAAGTGCATCGACGCCGAGATCTCGAACGAGGCCGGGGCCCTGGTGAAGGGGGTCGCGAACTTCACCAGCGACTACACCTAGCCCAGGCTTTCGCCGCTACGGCCGAGGGCCACAATGCCGACCCCAACCTCGCAGGGCTCGACCGTCACGTTCGGCGGGACTCCGATCGGCCGCCTGACATCCTTCCGGGTCACGCCAGCGACGGCCGTGATCGAGGACGTGACGAACGTCGGGAGCGACGTGATCGGAGCCGGGGCTACGGCCCGCGTCCTGCGAGAGATCGCGTGTACCGGTGTTGAACCAGGCGGCGTAGATATCACGCTGTTCGGGTGCCCTCCGTTTGTCTCGGATGACACGGGCCTGGAGGCCTACCTGATCGTCACGTTCGACGGCGGCGGCTTCGAGAACTACGCGATCCTGGAATCCTTCGAGGTGACGGGCAACGTCGGGCAGTTCCTGACCGGCGCGGCACGGTTTCGATTCATGGGCCAACTGGACACCGACTGACACATGACAACGGCATCTGAACTATTCGGCGAACATAAGCCCGAGCTCCTCGAGGTGACGCCCCCCGGCGTCGAGAAGGCGGTGAGGCTCCGCTACCCGTCCTACGGCGAGTGGCACAAGCTGGCCGTCGCCCACCAGCAGCTCGACGGCAAGGCACCGCCGGCCGAGCTGATCGTCGACACGATCGCGGCCTGTCTCTCCGACGAGAACGGGAAGCGACTCCTGTCGGCCGACAAGTCGAAGGGCCTCCTCGACGCAAGCCCGCGCGTCGTGATGTGGCTCTACAAGAAGTGTTGGGAGACGGTTCTCCGGAACGACGACGACGCCGTCGCGGAATTGGAAAAAAACTCCGGAGCCGGGCAGGACTCGTAGATCTGTTCCTGTACCGGCTCGCTGCACACCATCGCATCCCTAACCCCGAGGAGTGGAAGTACGAGCTAAGTCTCCGACAGTTCCAGATGTGGCTCGCCTATTACCGCGTCGAGCCCTTCGGCGAGGACTGGCTGAGAACGGCACGGCAGACGGTGATGATCCTAAAGGGCCTTGGATGCAAGGTTGACGAGCAGTTCGAGGAGAAGTTCCTCCCCGGCTATGACCCAAACCGAGAGATGACACCGGACGAGATCGAAGCGGAACTAAGCAAGCTATCCCGAGCGTTCCCGAGGCGATGACATGTCGGCGATCGGCAAAGTATCAGCGGTGTTCACGGCATCGACGAGCGGCCTGACGGCCGGCGTCAACCGGGCATCGTCCAGCATGAAATCGCTCGAGGCCTCGGCAAAGTCGCTGCGGTCCGGGATGTCGTCGCTCGTCGCGATCCAGGGGGCCCAGCTCTTCGGGTCAATCGCCTCGTCGGCGTCGCAGGCCGTCGGGAGCCTCGTCAGGTTCGGCGCGGCCCAGGGCGAGGTCGTCGACCAGACGAGCAAGATGGCGGCCCGCCTGGGGATGACCTACGGCGAGCTCGCGGGCCTCGGCCTGGCCGGCGAGCTGGCCGGCGTCTCGCTCGACCAGATCGGCGCGGCCGCCACGAAGGCCGACGTCGCTCTCGTCAAGGCGACGAACGGATCGAAGACGGCGGCCGCCGCCTTCGGCAACCTCGGCCTGAACGTCGAGCAGCTCGCCGGCCTGAACGCCGCCGACCGGTTCGACGCGATCGCCCAGTCGATCGCGGCCCTCCCGACCGAGGCCCAGCGGGCCGCGGCGGCCGTCCAGATCTTCGGCCGCGCCGGGGCCGACCTCCTGCCGCTGTTCAACGGTGGGGCGGAGGCCATCGCCGAGGCCCGCGCGGAGGCCGAGCGGTTCGGGCTGACGCTCACCAATGCCCAGGGCCAGGACGTGGAGGCCATGAACGACGCCTTCACGCGGGCCCAGAAGGCGATCGCGGGCGTCGTCCAGCAAATCGTCGCCTACCTCGCCCCGGCGGTCGACGCGGTCGTGACCAGCTTCTCGAACCTCATCGGATCTATCGGCGGCGCGAACATCGGCCAGGCCATCGGCGACGGCATCCTCCAGGCGGCGCGGTTCCTGGCCGGGATCGGCGACTTCATCATTCAGAACTTCGGGAGCACGTTCGAGTATCTCTCCCAGGTTGGGCAGCAGTGGGGCGCGGTGGGCGACTTCTTCAACCGGGCGGCAAACTTCCTGTCCGGCGTCTTCAACGCCGCCCAGGCTGGCCTCGGCATGGTGATCCTGGGTTTCACTGGGGCCTTCGAGACGCTCGCCACGGTGGCCCAGCAGATCGGCCAGTACCTGGGCTTCGACACGTCGACGCTCGACGCCGTCGTCGCCGGGGCCCAGGCCTTCAACCAGGAGATCTCGAACGGGATCACGCAAAACCTCACGGCCGCCCAGGAGGGCTTCGCCAACGCCTTCGCCACCAACGCCGCGCCGGTAGGCCAGGCGATCGCTGGCCCGCTCACGACGGCCCTCGACGGTGCCATCGCCCAGGCCAACGCCTCGGCCAACGCGATCGACGAGGCCAAGCCCGCCCCTGTCGAGATCGCCCAGACCGTCGAGATCGCGTCGATCAACGAAGCTCTGAAGGGCATCGACTCGCGGTCGAGCGAGGGCGTCTCGGAAATGTTCCGGCTGATGCGCGGCAACGGTGCCGACGTTCAGCAGCAGCAGCTCTCCGTCCTCGAGCAGATCGCCGAGAACACGGCGGCCGGCGACGACACCTACCCCTTCGCTCTGGACTGAATCATGGCTGTGATCGGATGGCGGCGCGTGGTGGACGGGACCGGCTTCTCCGGCAAGGTCGGCGAGCCGCTGCGCTATGACGAGGCCTGGCTGATCCGCGTCGATTCGCCGCTGACATCGAAGCAGACGATCGTGAAGGCGGTCCCCTGCGGCTGGTACTCCGCACACTGGGAGAACGCCGACTGCAAGGCGATGGAGTTCAAGCTCGCGCCACGCAACCAGGACGGGATGCTCTGGCGGCTCGACGTCTCGTTCTACCCGCCGCCGCCGCGGGAGAAGCTCAACGGAGACGGCATCCCGGAGGACTTCTGGGAGCGGCAGGGCGGCGCGTCGACGGTGCCGGTGTTCCGCGACCGCGACGGCGGCATGATCGTGAACGCAGCCGGCGACCCGATCGAGGGGCTGGAGAAGGAGCGGGAGGAGACGACCTGGGTCCTCACGAAGTTTTACCAGGACGATAGCTGGCGGGACGATGTGGTCGAGTACGCCGGGTCCGTCAACTCCGAGACCTGGGCCGGCGGTCCGGCCCTCACCTGGAAGTGCTACTTCAAGTCGGCCAAGCGCCGCGAGATCGAGAACGTCGCCCGAGGCAAGACCGCCGACAACGGCGCGGAAGGCGAACCTGTCGAGGGCGGCGAGGACGAGAAGCTGACGATCGTCGAGACGGCCTGGGAGTTCAGGTACGAGCCGGAGACCTGGAAGGTGATGCCGTGGGACTGCGGGTTTCACGAACTGGTCAGCGGCGAGCGGAAGGCGATCGTCGGGGCCGACGGGAAGGCCGTGAAGCAACCCGTGGCCCTGAACAGCAACGGCACGAAGAAGGCCGACGGAGCGGCCCCGAGCGTGATCCGCGGCGGTGCTGGGGCGAACGTCTATCCCGAGAAGGCCTTCGCCGGAACGTTCGGCGAGCCGTTCATCGTGCCGGAGGCCTGACGCATGGCCTCGCCTCGCAAGGTCTCGTGGAACGAGAACGACGCCCGCCGTGTGGCCGCGGCCACGCTGGCCTACGAGCGCGGAAATCGGGACATGCCGGGGCTGCGGTTCCGGCAGGGCGGCGGTGGCGACGGCGACGGCGAGGTCCGCCTCTGCAAGACCTCCGCCGTGTGGAACCGCGACACGATCGCCACGCTCAACGTCTGGGAGGCCGGGACACCTCCGGGCGAGACGCAGTCGACGGGCCAGACCGTTGACGCGGTGAACAAGATGCACAAGGTCGCCAGCGGCACATGGGTCATCGTGGCCCGTGCCGTGAACGGGACCTGGTATCTCGTCGAGGCTGGCGACAACCAGAGCGAAAGCTGCGCGAGTCCGTCGATCGCGGGCCGCGACCTGACCGAGCTGCCGGGGTATGACGCTGCGAAGAAGCAGGCCCTCACCCACGACCTCGGCTGTTTGAAGTGGATCGACCTCGAGGACTGCCCGGCCTGACATGGCGATCGTCAGACATAACGGCGCGATCATCACGCACAGCGGCAAGATCGGCACCGGTCAAGGGTGCTGCTGCGGCGAGTCGTGCCAGTACCTCGCCTGCGTGACGTTCGAATGGAACCTGGAATGCCGCAGCTACGCCGACCCGGAAACATGGATTCCCAGCAGCGGCACGGCGACGATCCGTTGTGCGGACGAATCACGACCGCTCATCACGCTGTCGCTGTCGGCCTGCTTCGGCTCGGCAGCGGATACGCCAAGCTTGCCCGCGTGGCTCCCACGCTGACGGTAAGCGGCGGCAGCGGTGCCGGCCTGACCGTCACCCCGACCGCGACGGCGACGAATGATTCCTGCGGCATCCCGACCTGGAGCATCACGGCGGTGACGTTCTCGGGCGGCACCGGCTACGAGAATGGCGAGGCTCTGACCGTCACGACCAAGGCGGGCGACACGACCAAGGTGGGGGCGGTGCTGGCCGTGCAGACGGCACCGCGATCCCAGCCGACGCTCTCGGCGTCCGTGTCTGGCGGCACCGGGGCCACGCTCACGCCGACGCTCGCAGCCAACGGCACCACGCCGCAGACCTGGGGCGTGGCAAGCGTATCAGTCAGCGGCACGACTTCGGGCTACACCGATGGTGCGGCCGTGGCGTTCTCCTACGGCGCTGGCGTGATCGAGCAAGTGCCGGCGGTTGCGGTCATCAAGACAGCCAGGACCACGCCGACGATCACGGCAAGCGTGTCCGGCGGCAGTGGTGCCTCGCTCACGGTCAACCTGTCGCAGTCACCAACCACGCCCAGCGATACGGCCCTCTGGCACGTTGACTCCGTGGCAGTGGCGAACGGCGGCACGGGCTACGCGGACGGCGATGCGGTCACGTTTACGGTCACGGACGGAACGCAGGTGACGGCGGCGAGCGGGACGATTGCGACCGACGCTGGAAGAGAGAATCCGAACCTCACACCGTATGTCTGGGGCTACGACGGCACTACTGGCGGGTCTGGTGCAGTGCTGTCTGCAACGATGGTAAGCAACGAAGATGATCCAGAAACGTGGGGCGTGGCAGCGATAAACGTCATTGACGGAGG